CTCAAGACAACAATTAACGACCGGATACGATTTACACAGCGGATGCTCAGCCAGCACCGCTTTTTCTATGTAAAAGATCAGTGCCAGAGCCTTGAGGATGCAATGACGACGGCACTGTGGGATGAGAAAAAGAGTCTCGTGGAGGATGTGCGACTGGATGACGGAACCAGTGATATTGATACACTGGATGCATTTGAGTACACGTTTGAGAGAGACATCAGCCGGTTCATTCGGTATGAGTAGGAGGTGATGATAATGAAATTTTCAAAAATGCTGACGGCAATTACAGAAATTCTAAACCAGAACGCAAGCACGGAAGTTGATGTCTGTATGACTTCTGAGATGGCACGGCGGATTGAATTATGGACAGCAATGTATGAAAATCGTGCGCCGTGGGCGGATCAGAAAATCGTGAAGAGTGCTCAGTTGCCGGCAACCATCGCCTCTGAGATTGCTCGACTGGTGACACTGGAAATGAAGTCGGAGATTACTGGGAGCGTATCGGCGGAGTATTTGAATAAGCAGTATCAGGAAAAAGTACTGTCAGGGCTACGGCGATATGTAGAGTATGGCTGTGCGAAGGGCGGTCTGATCTTAAAGCCCTATGTAACAAAAAACGGTTTAACGATTCAGTACGTTCAGGCAGACAGCTTTTTCCCACTGGCATTTGACGATTCTGGTCGGATTCAGCAGTGCGCGTTTGTAGAGCAGTTTCGGAAGGGCAAGAAGATTTACACACGCTTAGAAGTGCACGAGTTGCAGGGCGAGCACATTCGGATCACGAACCGGGCATTTGTTGCAACAAATGATTACAACCTTGGCAGTGAGATCAGCATGAAAGCAGTGGAGCGATGGTCGGAGTTGGGGCCTGAAGCGGTACTCGCTGGAGCAGATCGGTTACTGTTTGGCTACTTTCGTGTTCCGCTTGCGAATGCAGATGATACAGATAGCCCGTTGGGCGTGTCTGTGTATTCCAGAGCGCCGGAGCTGATCGAGGAAGCAGATCGAAGGTATTCCAATATCTGTTGGGAGTATGATGGCACTCAGTTGGCGATTCATATTGCGACATCGCTGTTGAAGTACAATCGCGACATGGACAAGTTCGATTATCCGGGAGGAAAAGACAGGCTGTACCGTAATGTGGAGTATAACTCTGGTGCAACCGATAAGCCGTTCATAGAAGTGTTTTCCCCGGAGATTCGAGATACTGCATTGTTTAATGGATTTAACAATCAGTTGAAGCTCGTTGAGTTTGCGTGTTGTTTGGCATACGGTACGCTGTCTGATCCGCAGAACGTGGACAAGACAGCAACGGAGATCAAGACCAGCAAGCAGAGATCATACACCTTTGTGTCGGACACACAGCAAGCGTTGCAGAAAGCGCTCGAGGATCTGGTCTATGCCATGAACTTTTGGTCGGTGCTGTACGGACTCATTCCGCCGGCGGATTATCAGGTGTCGTTTGACTGGGATGACAGCATTATTGTGGATGCTGAGGCAGAGCGTCAGACGGATCGCGCGGATGTTGCTATGGGCGTGATGAGTCTGGCAGAGTATCGGAGTAAGTGGTATGGCGAAACACTGGAAGAGGCACAGAAGAATCTTCCGGAACCTGCTGATGTAGAGGAGTGATCTGAGTGACCCCAGAAGAGCTTGAGAAGTTACCGAAACCCTTGGAACGAACTATGACAGCGCTGGAAAATGATGTCATGTCTGAGATTATAGGAAGAATCAAGGAAGTCGCGCAGATCACACCGGTGACGGACTGGCTATTGAATCGACTCAGCATCATCGGAGCCAGCAAGAGCCGAATCAAAAAGATCATGAAAGAGGCGCTTGAAAATGCAGATATGCAGGTGGATGAAATTTATGATCAGGCGGTGAAGTCAGACTACATTCGGACGAAGGCAATTTACGAGGATGCTGGCAAGGACTATGTTCGTTACGAGGACAATCATTTTCTTCAGCAGATCGTTGACGCGGTGCGTCGCCAGACAAAGGATAGCTTACGAAAGTACGAGAACATCACTCAGACAACGGGCTTTAATATTTACATGGCGGGAAAACGAGTGTTTACTCCCCTATCGGAATATTTGGAGCGGAGTCTGGACAAGGCAATGATGGCGATCGCAACCGGAATGAAAACATATAGTCAGGCGATTGGCGATGTAATTGACGAAATGACATCAAGTGGTATCCGGGTTGTTGATTATGCCTCTGGGAAATCGGATCGCATCGAAGTGGTTGCTCGAAGGGCGGTTATGACCGGCGTGGCACAGATGACGGACAAGGTCAACGAGAAGAATGCCGAAGAGCTTCAGACGGATTACTGGGAAGTGGATTGGCACATGGGAGCAAGAAATACCGGAACCGGGTACATGAATCATCAGTCATGGCAGGGCAAGGTGTATTCTTCTGAAGAGATGCGAACGGTCTGCGGATTGGGAGAGATGCTTGGTTTTGCCGGCATCAACTGCTATCATATTCGTTTTCCGTTTATTCCCGGCATTTCTAAGCGCAAATACACAGATGAGTGGCTTGCAGAGCAAAATCGAAAAGAAAATGAGAAAAAGATTTTTCGAGGGAAAGAGTACGATACCTATGGAGCGTTACAGTACCAAAGAAAGTTGGAGCGCATAATCCGAAAGCAAAAACAGGACATTGAACTCCTTCAGAAAGGCGGTGCGGATAAAGAAGATCTGACGGCAGCGCGGTGCAGGAAGCGACTGACAGAGAAAACCTACACGGAGTTTTCGGCAGTAATGGGACTGCGACAGCAGAGGGAACGGCTGAAGATAGGGAAAGTGATTGAAAATGAAAAGAGGACTGATATAATAAAAGTACAACAAGAAAAGATTAGTTATCAAGGAATTCCGAAAACATGGAAAAAGCTCGGAAAGGATAAAGATCCTTTAAAAGGTGTAAATCCGTACTATCGTTCAGGAGATCCTGCTTATAAAGAAAATTGTCCCAATTGCGTAGTTGCCTATGAGATGAGAAAACGAGAACATGATGTAATGGCAAAAACCATGGGAAAAAATCATTATTTAAATTATCATCCAGAAGAGGCATGGAAAGAGCCAGATATTCACCAGACAAAGGCGAGCGGATTGCAGGAGATTTTGGATGCGTTTAAAGAATGGCCAGAAGGAGCAAGAGCGGAGATTGCTGTTCAGTGGAAAAGAAGTGGCGCTCATGTATTTGTGGGTGAAAAGATTGAAAATGAAGTCCATTTTCTTGATGTGCAGAGTGGTACAGAGTATTCAGATTCCATTTTCAATATTGTAAAAGAAGGAGAAACGCGTTTTTGGAGAATTGATAAACTTGAACCATCTGATAGAGGAATTACAGCTTGTGAGGTGAGCAAATGACGTTTGAATTGGCTTGTAAGAAAGCAATAGAAATTCTGGCAGATAGATATGAGTTTACAGAATTAGAGAGCGCTTTTGATGTTGGTGATAAATGGTTGTTTTATGGCACCAACAAAGAACATAGGGTTTTCTACGGTTCTCACGGAATAACGATAAATAAAGGAGACGGGGGAGTAAATCTTTTTTGTCTTCCGGATGAAAAGAATTTAAAAATTTTGGAAGAAGCAGTAGAAATTGAAATTCCGAAAGAATATAAATCATAATTATGCCACCGGTTAAAAGCTGGTGGTATTTTTATACCCATTTTTCAGAAAGAGAGGAATAAGAACATGATTATTACAGGAATGGCGCATTTCCAGAGTGTGTGCAAGAAGAAACTGGTTGAGTGGTACAATGCTCAGAACGAGAATGAGAAAATTGATCTGAGCAACGTCTTTGTTGTGTGGAGTTGCAAGACTTTGCAGAATTACAAGTGCCTTGTTTCTACCACAGTTTCGGGTGACGGGATCTATGCAGAGTATACCTACAACGGTAACAAACAGGAGCTGTATGAAGACATCTATCGCAAGGTGAAAAATACTTGCCATGTGGAGGAATAAACAATGAAAAAAGCAATGTTATCACAGCCGATGGCGGGCAAAACAGATGAGGAGATTATTGCAACCAGAGAACGCGCGATCAAGACGCTTGAAGCGCGGGGATATGAGATCGTGAACACGCTCTTCACAGACGAGTGGTACAGCAATGAAAACATGGAGAAAAGAGGCGTTGTTCAGATTCCGCTTTGCTTCTTGGCAAAGAGTCTGGAAAATATGTCTCTGTGCCACGCAGTGTACTTCTGCAAGGGTTGGGAGCAGGCGCGTGGCTGCAAGATTGAGCATGATGCAGCGGTGGCATATGGACTTGAGATTATCTGTGAAGAATAGGGAGTGACGAAGCGATGGACGTACTGACTTGGTTGCATCAACATTTCTGTCACCATAATAGCCGGAAGCATTGGAGCAGGGTCTCCGGTCCCTACGGCGGTTATGTACAGCGTTGTACGAAGTGCGGGAAAATCGCACCTCGGTAGCCATAGCTTAGCAATAGAATAGTTATAGGATAGTCATAGGCACGCAGAGATGCGTGTTATTTTTATGCAAATTTTGTCCGGAATGACGTAAAACTATCGACGCATGGGATGCAACCCCGTAAAAAGCGTAGTGAAAGGAGCAAACAATATGAAAAGAAAATTTCTGGAAGACATGGGACTGACAAAAGATCAGGTCGACAGCATTATGAGTGAGAATGGCAAAGACATTGAAGCCATGAAGTCGGAACGCGACAGTTACAAGTCTCAGCTGGATACGGCACAGGCGACCCTGAAAGGGTTTGAAGGTGTGAATGTTCAGGAGCTGAGAGGAGAGATCGCCAAACTCACGGCGGATATGGCGACCAAAGACGCAGAGCATCAGAAGCAGATTGCTGATCGTGATTTCAATGATCTGTTAAAGGAGACTGCGTCCGCTTTTAAGCCGAGAGATCTGAAGGCGGTTATGCCGTTTCTGGATGTAGAGAAGCTGAAAGCCAGCAAGAATCAGGCGGAGGATATTAAGACGGCGCTGGAATCAGTGAAGAAAGATAACGCTTATCTGTTTCAGGATGTCAGTATTCCCAGAGTGGTTTCTCACACTTCTGGATCGGGTGGAGAAAGAACAGAAGATACAAAGTCAAGAGCAAATGAAGCACTGAGAAGTCTCTTAGGTAGAGAATAAGGAGGTATTTTATGGCAACAAATATTGTGAGCAGAGCGGATGCCGAGGCGATTATCCGCCAGCAGATTGTAGAAAATGTTTTTCAGGACGCGCCGAAGAAGTCTGTGTTTATGAGTTTGGCAAAGAAACTGCCAAACATGACCAGCAATCAGACCAGAATTCGAGTGCTGGATTTCCTGCCGACTGCTTTTTGGGTAGATGGTGATACCGGAATGAAGCAGACCAGCCGTCAGGCATGGGACAATGTTTATCTGGATGCAGGAGAGCTGGCAGTTATTGTGCCGATTTCGGAGGCGGTACTGGCAGATGCGGAGTTTGATATTTTTGGTGAGGTAACACCGAGAGTCATGGAGGCTATTGGTCAGAAAGTCGATTCCGCGGTTATTTTTGGAGTAGACAGACCGAGAGTATGGCAGAACGATATTATTACCCTTGCGCGTCAGGCAGGCAATAATGTTTCACCGGGTTCAAAACCGGATTATTATGATCTGCTTCTGGGCGAGGGTGGTGTAATCTCCAAAGTAGAGGAAGATGGATACATGGCAACCGGTGCGCTGGCTTCTACGAGAATGAGAGCGAAGCTGAGAGGCATTCGGGCAACAGATGGTACACCGATCTTTAAGAGTGATATGCAGGGGTCTACCAATTATGCGCTGGATGGTGCACCGATGTACTTCCCGCAGAATGGTGCGTATGATAACAGCATTGCTCAACTCGTTGTGGGCGATTTTAAACAGGCAGTATATTCAATCCGACAGGATATCACAGTAAAAATTCTGGATCAGGGTGTTATTCAGGACCCGGCTACCAAAGAAATCATTTACAATCTGGCACAGCAGGATATGGTGGCACTGCGTGTTGTATTCCGTATGGGTTGGGCGCTTCCGAATCCGGCAACCAGAATGGATGAAGATCGTGTGGGATGCTCGTTTGCATATCTGGAACCGGCAACTCCGGTTACGACTCAGGCTGTTACCTTTACAGTAAAGGATAACCAGAGCGAGGCAAAGCCGGTTGAGGGTGCGATTGTAGATGTAAATGGTTCCAGAATCAAGACGAATGCGTCCGGTGTGGCGGTATTCAATCTGAGACCGGGTACATATCCGGCAAGAATCAAAAAGAATGGATATGGTCAGATCACGGAGACTGTAACGGTAGTTTCATCTGCGGTAGCGAAGGCGATTACCCTGATCTCGAACACCTGATAAGGAGGCGCTGTGCTGATGATCTATGCTGACGAAGAATTTTATAAAAACAGATACCTTCTGGGACGGAAGCCGGTCATCAGCGCGGGCTTCCTTTTTTATGCCAGACAGGCGAGCCAGATGATAGACAGCTACACATTTGGAAGACTTGCAAAAGCGAAGGAAGTCCCGGAAGAGGTGCAGTTATGTTGCTGTGAACTGGCAGAGACGATGTATCAGGGGGAGAAAATCGAAAAGGATTCCTCTGGAAAGACATCGGAAAAGAACGGAACATATTCTGTTTCTTATGGCTCTGCGCAGGAAATGAGAGATACTGTTCGGAAGCGGGAACGGCAGATCGTAATGAAGTGGCTGGAACATACGGGGCTGTGCTATCAGGGGGTGAATTGATGTTCACGAATGCAGATGTAACACTGTACCTGTACCGGAAATCAGGAAGGAATGTCAGTTATCTTCGCAAACCCATCGAGGCTGTTTACTGGGAGGACGTGCGTCAGAGCACGTTTTTGAAGACCGGGCAGAAGGATGCGGTATCTGTGTTGTTGGTGATCCCGTTGGAAAGTCTTACAGAGCCGATTGCATTTTCTCAGGGAAAAGATCTGGTTGTGAAAGGAATTATTGAGGACGAGATTGACAGTAGCAGTCAGGAAATGCTTTCAAGGTCGCTGACGGCAATGAAAGAAAAATACCATTATTTGACCGTGACCACTGTGGATGAGCGTCTGTATGGCAGTGAATCTGTTCAGCACTACGAATTGTCGTGCAAGTAGGAGGTGTTGCGATGAAGCTGGAAATGGAGAGGAAATCTGTGGGAGAAATATTGCAGAATCATGGTCTTCAGGAAGGCGGAGCAGTGCAGAAACTGATAGACAGTGAGTGTATGCGGTATATGAGTGATTACATGCCACGTCGGCAGGCGGGTGAATTGGAACACAAGATGGTAATGGCTACGGTGATCGGATCGGGAGAGATTGATACACCGGGACCTTATGCTCACTATCTGTATGAAGGCATCCTCTATGTGTCTCCAACAACCGGAAGTGCTTGGGCGAAGAAAAACGAGATCAAAGTACCGACCGGAAAAGAACTGACTTATGCAGGCGCTCCGATGCGCGGAAAGAAGTGGCTTGAGCGTATGAAGAGCGATCATAAAGAGGATATTCTGCAATCAGCACGAGATTTAATAAACAGGATGGGATGAAATGACAATTATTGATTATGTGAGAAATAAATTGACCGAGTATCCCAAGATTTCAGAGTTTTTGTCCGGCGAAGATATTCACATTGACTTCACGGAGCCGGAGCCTGTAAATTATGGACTTTCAAGCATGGGAGATACGCTTCTGAAGGAAGATATTCGGGGCAGGCAGACGCGACAGCATAATTTTGTTCTATATGCAGTAGGACAGTCGTTTACGGATTACAATCGCTTGGCAAACAGCAATTTTCTGCTGGAATTATCGTACTGGTTGGAGAATCTGCCGGAAGAAGATGGAATGGATGTAATCGTTGGAGAAAAAAGATTCTCAGGAAGGTTTCTGTCTGCAAAAACAGCGAATGCAATGAGCATGGGTTTGATGGGCGAGACCATAGACAGCGGAGTTATGTATCAGCTTCAGATATATGCTTGCTACAAATTAGAAAGAGAGGTAAAGACGAATGAAGAAATTAAAACGTCAACTGATGGCACACATGATTGATGCGGCACTGCCGTCCGAGTCTTCTACGGATTATGTGTGGCTGGGAGATGATCTTGAAGAGTTCAACGTGGAGATGAACGGAAACATCGAGACAAAGAACAACATCAAGGGAAAGACAAGCGTAACACTGGACAGCTATCAGCCACAGGCAAGTGCGGAGCCGTATTACGCAGTTGAGGGAGATCATTTGTTTGAGCGCCTTCAGGGGATTATCGATGGTCGCCTGACGCTGGATGATCTTAACACCACGGTGGTGGAGGTACATCTCTGGGAGCCAGAGGACGGATCTTATGTTGCATATCAGGAGAGCGCAATCATTGAGGTTTCTAGTTACGGTGGTGATCATACCGGTTATCAGATCCCGTTCAATGTGCATTACACCGGCAACCGCGTGAAAGGAAAATTTAGCTTGGATAGCATGACCTTTACGCAGACAGCATAAGGAGAAAAGAATATGGCAAAAATGGGAAATCTGTCTTTTGATGATGGATACAAGAGCTTTACCGTGAATGGAGATCCAAATCGTGTGATCAGATTCAATCCGGCAGATCCGGAGATTATCAACCGTCTTCTGGCATTGAACAAGAAATTTGAAAATTATCAGCCCCCAGAGGGGCTTGAGTTGAATCTGGATGGAACACCGAAGAACGATATGGAGCGAGAAGGCGCATATGTTGCGGAGTTTTCTGAAGCGATGCGTCAGGCTTTTAATGACACGTTTAACAGTGACATCTATGACATCATTTTTGATGGTCAGTCTCCGCTTTGTATGCCGGGAGGAGAATACCTTTTCATTACAGTGCTGGGGAAACTGATCGAACTGATGGAGCCGGAAATGAAGGTATACCGGGAAAAGAATCAGAAGAGAATGAAGAAGTATCTTGGTGATGTGAAATGATCGGGGAGCTTCCGAAAAGTCTGACGGTGGGAGGTGTGGAGTATCCGATCGAGACAGATTTTCGGAATATTTTGGTTTTCTTTTCTGCTTGCAATGATCCGGAACTGGGACCAGCGCAAAAGATGGAAATCCTTTTAAGACGGCTGTATCGTGATGGATACGATAAGATTCCTCAAGAAAACTTAGAGGAAGCGATGGAGCAGGCAAAATGGTTCGTTGACTGTGGTCGCGAACAGGATGAGAGAAGACCGCCAAGGAAGTTGATGGACTGGGAACAGGATGAGGCAATCGTGTTCCCAGCAATCAATAAAGTGGCAAGCTGTGAAACTCGATCAGTTCCATATATCCACTGGTGGACATTTGCCGGGTACTTTATGGAGATTCAGGAGGGAACCTTTTCCACTGTTCTTGGGATTCGACAGAAAAAATCTCAGGGAAAACGGCTGGATAAATGGGAGATGGAATTTTATCGGAATAACAAGAAGGTCTGTGATCTGAAGAAACGATATACAGAGGAAGAGCAAGAAGAAATTGATGAGTGGAAGCGATTGCTGAGAAAGACGCGATAGAGCGTCTTATTTTATTTCCGGAATCGAGGTGATGATATGGCAGATGGAAGTCTGAAGTTTGACACAAAAATAGACACGCAAGCGTTTGATAAGAGTATTTCTACGCTGGACCGGGCATTTGATAAGTTTTCGCAGGCTGTGGATCGGCTGAACAGCAAAATTCTGACTGCTTTTGGAAATGCAGATGTCTCAGCCGAAACCGCGGCGAAAAGTGTATCAGATATCGGTTCGGAAGCACAGCGGTCAGAGCGACAGGTCGAACGTTTGGCTGAGCAGATGAATCGCACATCACACTCCTCATCAGTTTCTCAAGTGCCTCAGATGGAAGTAGATTCTGGTGCGACAGAGAAGTCTTCGAGGATGGCATCGCTGGAAAATCAGATCGCCAAGACAGAAGAGAAGATCCGAAGACTTTCCGAGGAAATGAATGCACTGGGAGAAAGCAAGATCCCGACAGAAGATTATAAAGAGCTTTCTTCTCTTGTGGAAAAAACACAGCTTAAATTGGATGGCTTGCTGGAACGGCAAGAAAAGATGGAAGATCAGGGAGTGTGCCAGAATTCTTCTCGTTGGAAAAGTTTGCAGTATGACATCGATGAAACCGGAAGGCGCTTGGAGATCTACAAAGGAGAGTTGCAGGAAGTTATTTCCAAAGAGCAGGCATTTACTTCCGGAAGGGATAGTTCTGCTTATGCGGAAAAAGCAACAGCGCTCGAACGTTTGAACGGTGATTTGTCGGTTCAAAAACAGCGTTTGGCGGAATTGGTAGCGAAGCAAAATTCACTGGCACAAAAGGAAACAGAGGCATCGCAGAATGCCGAAAATCTTAAAGCGATTGCAAGCTCGGCTCGAGTAGACAATCAGGAAATTGCGAATCTGGTTCGCCGTATGGAGGAGCTGAAGAATCGCCAGAAAGAGTTGCAATCTGCCGGTGTAGGACTGGGATTTCAGGAATACGATCAGAATGCGACGGAAATCGCAAGAGGAACGCAGAGATTAAGCGAATATCAGAGGCGACTTGAAGAAGCCGGGACAAAGAGTGGTTTCTTTGCCAATATTTCCAAAACAGCATTTGCAAAAGCGTCTTCTGCGGTTTCAGGATTGACGAAAAAGATTGGCTCAGAGCTGATTGGCAAGGCAAATCAGGCAGTGACAAATCTGAAAAGGATTGGAAAGGCATCCAACATAGCGGGAAACGGGATTTTCAAACTCTCAAATATGTTTAAGATGATGCTGATCCGAATGGCAATGAAGTCGGCGGTTCAGGGTGTTGTAGATGGAATGAAGAATCTGGTGCAGTATTCTTCAGAAACAAATCAATCCATTTCAAGTCTGATGTCTTCCATGACCTACCTAAAAAACAGTTTTGCAGCTGCATTTGCGCCGATCCTGTCATTCGTAGCACCGGCGTTGAATTTTCTCATCAATTTGCTGGCGACAGCGGTGGGATACATCAATCAGTTTTTTTCGGCACTTGGAGGAAGTAGCACATTTGTTCGAGCAAAGCGAGCGAATGAAGATTATGCCAAGAGCCTGAAGAAGACCGGCGGAGCAGCATCAAAGGCGGGAAAAGATGCCAAGAAAGCACTGGCGCCGTTCGATGATCTGATCCAGATTGAAAATAAGAGCAAAGACAACAGTGGTAGCGGTTCGGGCAGTGGAAGCGCTGATCCCTCGCAGATGTTTGAAACGGTCGCGATTGATAAGAAGATCAGTGATTTTGCAAAACAGCTCAAGGATATGTTTGATGCCGGCGACTGGGCGGGTATCGGAAAATTGATTGGTGAGAAGATCAATGATGCCGTTCAACGATTTACGGATTTCATAAGCTGGGATCGTGTTGGGGCAAAAATCACTGCGTTTGTCACGGCGTTTACGACAATGTTCAATAGTTTGGTGGCGACAATCGACTGGTATGCGATCGGAGTCATGATGGGAACCGGAATCAATACGCTGGCTCATACTTTATATCTGCTTTTGACACAGATCGACTGGGAAGCACTCGGAGGAGCGCTTGCATTTGGTCTGAATGGTATGGTGGATACAGTTGACTGGGATTTGTTTGGACGAGTAATCGGTGCATATTTGCAGGCGCAGATAGCCGGATTGTATGGTTTTGTATCGAATGCAAACTGGTCTTCCATCGGCAAGGCGCTTGGGGATGGACTAAACGGAACGATAAGTGAGATTAACTGGGAAATGCTTGGTCTTGCTGTTGCTCTGGGAGTGAGTGGTCTCTTTGACATCGTAAACAATTTTGCTCTTACCTATGACTGGACTGGCTTCGGGGATTCTGTTGCTTTAGGCATAAGCACATTGCTCGAGAATTTTGACTGGTCCGGAGCAGGAAGTGCGATGAGCAATTTTGTTCTTGGAATCTTGGATTTCCTGATTACCGTGGTTCAGCAGACGGACTGGGGTGCTTTTGTTCAGGGAATTGTGGATTGCATAGAAGCTGTGGATTGGATCGGACTGGCAGGAAAGATTTTTACGCTGTTTTATAGCGCGCTCGGTTTGGCTTTTGGTGCGCTTGCTCGACTTGTTGGCACGCTGATCGCAGACGGTGTGATGTCTGCGAAAGAATATTTCGAGGGCAAAATTGAAGAGAGTGGAGGAAATGTGGCAGCCGGAATCCTAAAAGGCATTACAGATGCATGGAAAGGAATTAAGACATGGGTTTATAATAACATTTTTGAACCATTCTTTACAGGAATCGCTTCTGCATTTGGAATTAATGGACACTCATCCAGCAAAATGGAGGAGATGGGACCGTATTTATGGGAAGGCTTCGGCAATGGAATCAAACAGTTCTTTTCAAATCCGGTTTCGTTCATTAAAGCTAATATTACAGATCCGTTTGTGAATGGCATAAAGAGTCTTCTGGGAATTCACAGCCCTTCAACAGTTATGAAAGAGATCGGTGGATATACGGTGAGCGGTTTCAATCAGGGTGTTGAGAGTGGTCAGGAATCAACAAAAGTAGGTATTCGACAGTGGGCGCAGAATATCACAAGTTCCTTTGCTCAAAAGCTGGGAATCAGTGGCGGAAATTCTGCGGAAGCGCAGACGTGGGCGAACAGTACCATAACTGGATACAACAATGCCATCAATAGCAATTACACGAAGTCAAAGGCATCGATGGAAACGTGGGCGGAAAATGATAGAAAATGGTTTGTTGGAGCAGGTAGTGATAAGGGTGTAAATCCGGAAGCATGGAAAAAGTTTGCTACGGATATTATCACGGGTTTTGCGAATGAGATTTCTTCCAAACACAGCGATACACAGGAGCCGGTGGAAACATGGGCAGAGAATGACAGAAAGTGGTTTCTTGGAGAAGGAACCGAAAAAGGTGTAAATGCAGAAAGCTGGACAAAATTCGCAGAGACAATCATCACTGCTTTTAAAGAAAAAATTTCTGGAAGCCATGAAGAGACGAAGGACCCTATGGAGCAGTGGGCGAACGATATTCGCGCATGGTTCTGGGGAGATACGGATCAGAATGGAACTGGCGGTTTGTATGATGCGTTTTACAAGATGGCGAAGCGCATCAATGAAGGATTTGCGGAAGGAATTCATAAGTTTTCTCATTTGGCAAAGGAAGCAATAAAAACATGGGCATCAGATGTCATGGGTGAGGCAGAAGAAGAATTTGGCATTCATTCACCGTCCAGAGAATTTTACAAGATCGCAGAGTACGTTGTAAAAGGATTTAACAATGGAATTTCTGAAATGACAAGAAGCTCTCGGAGCGTTGCGCAAACATGGCTTGATGGTGTGATGGATGTGTTTGATGATGCCAAGATCGAGCTTCCGGCAGAGATTATGCTTCCGAATGCAGAATCTTATCTGCCACACATGTCGAGCGGTGTGGTTATCCCTCCGAGGGCAGGAATTGCATCCGTAGACATGAGAAGCACAGGATCAGAAGATGAGCATGATGAGATTTTGAGTTATCTGATTGCAAAGATTGATGAGCTGATTGCGCAGGTTCAGAATACCGGAAACCGACCGATACAGATTGTAATGAATTTGAGCGGAAATCTGGCATCACTGGCGAGAGTTTTGAAACCGGAATTGGACAAAGAAGCTACGAGACGAGGTGTGAGTCTCGTTGTAGTTGGAAGTGGAGGATGATATGGATCAGGAGCAGGTGTTTTTGCTAGATGGAAAAGCCTATAACGTACAGGTTGAGGCAGATTCCTTAGAGCGCAGTTTTAGTGTTACCGATACAGATCAGTCCGGTCGAACTCTGGATTATACAATGGATCGAGATATTATTGGTACATTTTACAATTATACGATGAAGATCTATCCTGAGCCTACTGACTTGGCATCTTACGATGCTTTTTATGATGCAATTTCAGATCCGCAGTATGACAGCCATGAGATGACATTCCCTTATGGTCAGGAGACATTGACTTTTCGGGCTTATGTGACGCAAGGAAAAGACAAACTCCTGATTCGCAATGGAAAGAATATTTGGGGGTGGAAAGAAGGACTGTCTCTTACATTTACAGCAATGGAACCGCAGAGGAGGCGATAGGACATGAAGTGGGATACGCAAGTATTTGCAGATGATCAGCAGAGCTATTCCAGCGTGGAAAATCTGGCAAATTATGAGCAGGGAATGCCACCCTATGCCTATTGCTTGCCTCGGTATGCGAAGTTGGACGGTACATATGAAAATGCTCCGGATGAGATTACTCGAGGTGGAAAAGGCTACATCAGTGCATCTCTGAGTGATCAGAATGGAGCATTTGAAACTGCGCCGATGATTACGATAACCTTCGACCGCTTGAAGACCAGCAATGGACTTCTGATTGTTGGAAACCGTGCATCTGGGGATTATGCCAGCGAGGTGAAAATTTGTTGGTATAAGGATGGAGAAGTTGTTGCTGAGCAGGAATTTTCTCCGACTTCCGTAGAATATTTGTGCCAGAAAAAAGTTCCATTGTTCAATAAGATCGAGGTGTCGTTCCTGAAAACAAGCAAACCATATCGGTATCTGTGGATTTCCGAGTTGTTGAACAGAAAAATGACAGATGCAGGTGGTCTGAAGATTGTCTACGATGATATTGCGCTTGGTGCAAGCGAAGACAGCACAGCATCAGCGGACGACAAGGAAACCTATGTGGATATGCAGGATCTGGTTGAAGGAGTCGAGTATCCTAATTATGCCATGTGCTTGCGAAGATATTCCAAACTGAACGGGGAGTACGAAAATGCTCCGGATGGAGATCTGAAAGATATGGGATATGTAAGCAAAAAAATTTCCAATGTGTATGGATCATTCACGACAGCGCCGGTAATAACATTTTTATTCACACAGACATATTCGAGCGTGGGGATAACTTTGCATTTTAATACGCATTCAGGGGACTACTGTTCTCTTTTAAATATCAAATGGTATAGAGATGATGAGCTGTTAAAAGATCAGGATTATGAACCGGACTCGGTGGACTATTTTTGCTATGGAATTGTGGATTACTACAACAAAGTAGTGATCACATTCAAGAAGACCAGTAAACCATATAGAAAATTATTCCTCAGTGCAGTGACATGGGGACTGATCCGGACGTTCAAGGATGATGAGATCGAGGATATTGATGTTTTGATGGAAACGAGTCCGATATCCGAAGAGGTGACGATCAATATCATGTCATATACGCTTCGGAGCAAGACGGCATATGAGTTTGAATTTCAGAAAAAACAGAAGCAGACATTGTATTTTGATGAATCTGTGCTTGGAATCTTTTACCTGAAGGATGGAAAACAGCTTGGAGCAACCAGATATTCCGTTGAGACACAGGATGTAGTCGGGATTTTGGATAGTAATCCATTTATGGGAGGGATGTATAAGAGCGAAAAAGTTTCAGAACTTCTGGATGCGATCATGGAAGGGGAGAGCACAGAGTATTTTCTTGACGATGCGTACAAAGATATAACTGTAAGTGGTTATCTTCCGATTTGCACAAAGCGAGAAGCTCTTCAGCAACTTGCATTTGCGATCGGTGCGGTCGTGAATACCGCGTATGATCGCCAGTTGTATATATATCCGCAGACGACAGAAGTATCAGGAGAATTTACTCCGCGAGACGTTCGACAGGGTCTGACAGTAAATCACTCTGATATTGTGACCGGAATACGGCTGTATGCCCACAGCTACACTCCAAGCACAGAAAGTTCCCAGTTGTACAAGGCTGTTCTGGATGGAACTGTAAAAGTTGAATTTTCTGAACCCCAGCACAGTTTGGAGATTACAGGTGGACTGCTTGGGGAGTCTGATGTGAATTATGCATATATTATCGGAAACGGTGGAGAAGTTACGCTGACTGGGTCGAAATATAATCACAATACGGTTGCTTTTTTGAAAGAAAATCCAAAAGTTTCCAAGAACAAAAATATTGCGGAAGTCAAGGAGGCGACTCTTGTCACAGTGGAGAACGCTCCGGAAGTGCTCGAGAGAGTGTATGCATTCTATGAAAATAATGAGAGTGTAAATTTCACAGCGACGATTGACACTCAGGAACTTGGCGATCGAGTCAGCGTAGCGACAGGGTTTAAGGGAACGATAGAGGGAACTATCACGAAGATGAATTACAAATTCAGCCGAAGGAAAATGACTGCGGAGGTGGTGATAGAGTGAATTCAACTTTAGAAAGTCTGATTACAGATCGGACAAAGAGTGATCTTATAAATGACACAAATCGAGCATACATTGCATATTCGGATCTGAGAAGGATAGAAAGTGCTTGTACAATTCTTGCTGGTTACTTTGGAGTAGAGATTGAACAGAGATCAAAATTATGGAGTGAAAGTGATTTTCGCACAGAATCAGAGATGGCGAGGATCCGGCGCAATTTGATTGTACTCAAAAAGGCATTTTTCGTTAAGAAAAGCACTCCGGCAGTGCCTGAAAAAATAACCTACACGAGCATTTATCAGGCGAACGACATCGAAAAGATTTTGAAAGATCTGGGAGAAATGCATGAGAGTATGGTAAGTGGTGAGCGCAGGATGTCATTTAAACTCGGAACTCGAATGCTTGGAAACAGGAGGTAATAAGGTGGCACTGAAAACGGATTTTAAAAATGATATTTTCGAGGGAAACCGAAAATACAAGATCAGTACGGATGCATCTGGACAGAGTGAGATTGTGGAAGTGACTGATTTTACGCAGGAAGGAGATGCTTTCGGAGCAGACGAAATCAACACTACCAATAAGGCAGTGAACGATCTGCTGGATAAAATGACAACGCTGGGAAAATCTGTGAGTGATGGAAAGACGCTTGTAGCCGCAGCCATCACGGCGAAGAAGGTGGCGGCTACGGTTTCGGATAGCTTTGCGACGCTGGCGGAGAAGATCGGTAAGATCGTTCTTGGATCCGGAAATGCAGTGGCGGCGGATGTCCTGAAAGGAAAGACGTTCACGAACTCCGGAGGCACAGAGCTTACTGGAAGCATGCCGGATCACAGCACTAAGGATTCTCTGGGCGGGATTAACAGCAACTATCCGGATGTTCCGATCCACAAAGGCACGCAGGGGCAGTTCTGCACACCAACGGCAAGCCCAGAACGATTGTTTGCGATCCGCCCAGATAAGGGATATTGGAACGGAAATACCTACGCGGCAGCGCCGGCAGAGTCCAAGACAGTGACACCGCTTACAACACAGCAGGTGGTTTCTCCTGCTTCGGGCGGTGTATTGGAAAAGGTTACTGTGGCAGCGATCCCGAAACAGCGCGGAACAAGCCAGAAATCTGCCAGCTGTTATACATACAAGCACACAGACGGAGTGACGTATCTCGTGAATTGGATGCCTGCCGGTTGGTACAGCGCTTGGCAACCAACATCCGGTACGGCGACATACGCAGAGGTATGGACGAGGCAGGCAGATGTGGCGAGTGCGCTGGGGCTTACTGCGAATAAAATCAAAAAGGGGGTTACCATCTGTGGAATTACCGGTACATGGGAGGGATATGTTGCGGGAAGCGGAGACCTCTACAATAGAGGAGCACTTGATAGCTCTGCTGGGTTTGCGGTAGTCGGAGAGGTTTCGTCCGGTGTGGGTACGCTTGGATATCAGACAACTTACATGCTACTTACTAAGTATTATGGAATAATGCTGTATACGGGAAAAAAGTATGAATGCACAGGGTATTCCAAGCTGAATTTTACAGTTTCCGCAGATTCGTCAAGAGATGACGTGGATTGGTATGCGGTGTTGTTTACTGGAGATGCAAAAGCCGGAAGTACTTATGCGGATGGAATCCTGAAAAAAACGTACGTGGGTTCTACGAATTCAGTAACTGAACAGACGTTTTCTGTTGATATTTCTGATATAAAAACAGCTTGTCATATTGGAATTGTCATGGATTCTGCTACTACTGGACCGGGATATGAAAAAGGACGAGTCTTCAAGATTTGGTTGAGCTAATCACTCCGAAGCGGAGTTGATATAAAAATAGGAAAGGAAGAAAAAAACTATGAAGAAGAACAGAAGTAAGGCAAAGTACAATGGGGTAAATGTAGCATACGGACCGGCGACCGGTATCCCGACTCCGGAGCCAAAGAACGAGGTTCTGAGCAAGGGCAAGGAGCACGAATACACTGGCGATTCCACTCCGGGCACGACCAACGGACTGCATCCGGATCATGTCGCAGGTGGTCCGGGACACAAGGAGTGCAAGCACGAGTAATAGGAGGAAGACCTATGTCATTTCAGGGAACTACACAGGAAATAACGCTTAATATGTACG